CTTTTGCGAAAAAGATGCTTGATTTTTAGCGACTGGTGCTGGTAATAGTTTTTTAGGATTAACTTTTTTCATATCAGTTCATCCCCTCTATACCATAGACAGCAAAGTTTAGTTGTCTAGTATCATTTGATTGTGATGGTGAAAAACTAGGAACAGAAGAACTAGAAGCAGACGCTTGCATTTGTGGAGCAGAGTTTCTGACAATTTCAGGAAGCACTGTCATATTTGGTTTTTTAGAACGAACTGGCGGTTCTGGTGGTAACGTTATCCTTTGTGTAGGAGACATCATATTATCAGTATATCTTACTGTGGCAGCAGTAGTATTCATTGAGACACCAGAAGACATCTGAGTATCTAAAGAACTCTCAGAACTCTTTTCATCAGAAATCATCATCAAAGACTTTAGAGGCAAAGTCATTTTTCTGCTGGGTTCTGGACTCATAGGCAATTTATCACCAAAACGATTATTAGTTGGAGAACCCATTAATCCACCACTACCAGACTTATAAATTTCAATGGCGTCAACAACAGTATCACGTATATTTTCATCGGTGCTCGGCAAACTACTTCTCATACGTTTTGGAGTTACACCCAAGAATTCTTGTATTCCATCTCCAATATACGTTCCAAGATTTTTAGTTTTTGCTTGCTCTGTTAAAGCATTAGTCCCACCACCACCTCCAGTAGGAGCAGTCATAAAAGAAGTTGGAGAACCCATCAGTCCTCCAACCATTCCACCACTTTGGGCAAATTGAATTCCTTTGCTGAACGTCGGAATATTTGTTGCACCAACAGAATCGTTTATATTCATAAAGAAACGTGGACCATAAGTATCCACTGCTCTTTTAGCCATAACAAATTCACCAGGTTGCAGTGCAACCAGTTGCGTATCAGGTCCAGCACCTTTAATTTTTACTCCAGTTTGAGGAGTAATCTTTCTTTGAAATAATCCATTTCCTAATATTTCTCCACCATTAGAACGACCTTCTATTGGTTCATTTTTCTCCGAAGCACTAGGTAATACTGTTCTTGTGAATGTATCAAAGATATTAATAGGTTTTGAAAGTTCATCTGCCTGTTCTTTTGAACTAGCATCTGCCTTACCTCTTTCTTCCAATATATCTTTAGATGCATTGCTACTTCTTCTTACAAGTTCTGTTGCTGCTGCCGCAACTCCAAGACCTAAAGAAGTTTTTGGATTTGCTAATATCAATCGTGCAAGAGCAGGAGTAAATCTAGCAAGTGTTCCAAGAATTGTTCTTATAAAACCACCAAAAGGAGTAAAGAATAAGAAAAGTCCACCTGCTATTGCAGGCCAAAAGTCCTTTAAGAACCTAAACATTGAATCAACTTTTTCTTTATTAGCAGGATCTGCCAACCATTCAATAAGTTTAGGAACTGCTCCACTCAAAAATCCAAAGAACAAGAATCTAAAAATGCTATCAAGTATTCCCCTAAGTGGAGAAACCAATTTAGTAACAATTGACGTTACTTTCTTTTGCGATGTTTCTAATAATTTTTCCCTTGCAATTCTTCTATTTCTTATTTTATTTCTTCTTTCTATTTCTGCCTGACGCTTCTCTTCTTTATTGTCTGCTCTTATTTCTGCAAGTAACTTATCAAGTGCTTCTTGCACTCCTTTTAAGTCCTCAGATACTTTTTCAATTGAAGGACTTTTAGGTATGACAGCATTACTTGTCAAGTAAAACTTTTCTTTTGAAACACGTATTGGAGATGTTCCAAATCCACCAGATATTTGTGCTTTCTTTGCTTTTAATTTAAATCTTCCAACTTTTCCTTTTACTCTTCTGAATTCATCTTGCAAGAGCATTTGCTCCTCTCTTGCAAGTGAACCACCACCCATACTAACTTGTACTAACTTTTCTTTCAATAAAGTAAGATATGTCGCATAGTCAATATCAAATACTTGACCTAAACCTAATATTCTTACAACTCTTTCATCAATATACTCATCAACTAAATCAGTTCCCCTGGTCCCTTGATATAACGCTAGAGCACCACCACGTTCTTTTTTTCCTTCAGATCTAATAGTTTCCAATAACTCATCTAGTTCAGCGGGTCCTTCCTCTGAACGTATACTTGCTAATAGTTCGTCTAATTGATCAGGACCCATTTTGCTGCTGCTTGAGTTTTTCTTCTTCTAAATGATTCTTCAACATAGCAACGTAAATATCACGCTCCCACGGCATCATATTTTCAATCTCTGTTAATGAATATTTATGATACTGCATCAAAGAAAAGTTGAGCGTATAGTATGTTTCAAGGTCCATATGGACCAGGGCTATCCGAAAAAACTAGCAAGTCCCTCCAATACAACAGTGCTTTCAACTCCTGTTGCAGGATTCTTTACCTTAATTTCGTGAGACAACTTAGGCATCGTCTCAAAGAACTTCTCAATTTGTTTGAATTGCTTTGAATTCATTTGTTCCAAGAAGTCAGTAATTTCTTTCTTAGTTACATCAGCAACAGACCAAACTTCTTCTTCATTATAAATTTTATCAATACAAGATGAAATTAGTTCAAAAGATTGATCCATCGGACTATTTTCAGAAAAATCAAAGTTATTCTTAATAAATTGATCTAGTGATGGATATTTCATTTCCATCATCAATTTATCATCAAGTTTGATAGTATTTGAATGTTCTGAACTTTTTTGAACCTGAATGTCATCAACATTCAATGTTACAGAAACTGTAGTTTGCTCATCATCAGGACAAATGACATTAACTTCAATCTCTTCACCAACAGACTTACCACGAATATTCAAGAACAAATACTCAATATCAAAAGTAGGAAGAGTTTCTACTTTAATACCTCTTGTTTGAATACAGTTTTTGATAACTGTCTTCATTGCTGTAGTAATATCCTTTGCATTTTCTCCCTCTAGTGCCAATACTAGAAGTTTTTCTTCCCTGACCAAAAAGGGTCTATATTGAACTTTCTTTCCAGTTGACGGCAAATTCAACTCATAAGTTGGCGTCGAAATCTTTGGTAATGGCATAATAACCTGTAGAGTATTTCAGTGTGATTATTTATTGGGTCTGTTGACCTCCAAGAATGTTAGGACCAAATTGTCTTCCACCAGCTCGTTCAAGTTGCTCAGCGAGTTGTGCTAAAGTAGGTCTTCCATCTTGAATATTTGCGGGGATATCTGGTTCTCCATTTGGTCTTTGTAAGTTTATTCTTCTAAATCCAGTATCTCTAGGACGCATAACGTAACGAGAGTAAGTAAAGTTTACAGTGCATTTTAACAATTGCGATGCTTCATAATTGATAGGCATTGTTGTTATACTGATTGGATATGCCTTCAAAAATTTATATTCTAAAAACTCACCAGTGTTTTCATAATCTCTTTCAAACTTAGTAATATATAATTCATTAGTTTGATAGTCTTTTGGATATTTTACTCGATAAAAGTATTCAGGTTGTTCAATGCCAGGTCTACCGTCTTGAGATCTAAACCGTTCACCAACAATATATGACATCCAGTTTTCAAAAAACTTAATTATAGTATAATCGTGATCAACCATAAATGTAAAGCTTGCTCGTTCATCATATGCTCTACGATATGCATGTTTTTCAGAAACTCCACTGTAATCACCGTTTATATCATGAGTCATTAATGAAGAACCAGGAAGTGCTGCCTCAGAACAAGACAACTCAATAAGTTCTTGATTATCTCTAGTATAAGGTGTTTGTTTTTCTTTAGTCCAGTCTTCAACAAGTGGTGGTGGTGTAAATTTACACATATAATGTGAAGTAAAAGCAGGTCGCAATAACCTACTTTTAATTTCACTTAGTCTTCTTACCCCTTTATCTGGACCACCAGAAGAATTAATGGGTCTATCTGCCATCTATAAATACTATTTGATCCGATATATTATGTATAATGGCAGGAACGATAAAAAGTCGGTACAAACCTGAATATCCAAGAAAATATAAAGGTGATCCCAATAATATCATATGTCGTAGTTCTTGGGAAAGGAAATTTTGTCGTTGGTGTGACTTGAACGAGAATATTTTAGAGTGGGGCAGTGAAGAGTTCTGTATTCCATATCGTTCTCCTGTTGATAGAAGAGTTCATCGTTACTTCCCAGACTTTATTATTAAGGTAAGAGAGCAGACTGG